TAGCTAAACGTGTTGCTAATGTAGCAGCAATATCTGCACGGTAAGTGTCATCTTCACCAATACATCCACGTAATTCACCTAAAATATAAGATTCATTTTCATGAGTCAATAAATCTTTAGGTGTAACAAGCTTATCTAATTTATTATTAATAAATGTAGTAAACATAGAAGCAAACGCATCTCCAACAGAACCTTCACCAATCATTTGTATTAAACTTAAGTTATCTTCAAAACTATCAAAACTAGAAATTGAATTAAAGAAAGTAGTAATTGATCTTGCATTAGTTTCTTGCGTTACTAATTCTGGGTGAAGTAGCAGAAAGTTAATACATCTAGTATCAATTCCTGCGCCTTCTGCCCATTCGGCCCATACATTAACATCAAACTTGAGGTTTGCGGTTACATATCTAGTTTTCTGTGCTGAATCTACACTGTTAACCATATAATCTCCGTTATCAGGGTTTGCTGTTAACATAATATGCCAGTCTTTTGGTAATGTCCATGAAATATAAGTCTGACGGTCAATTAATTCCATAACTGCTTGAATGAATCTAGTATCTGCACGGTTCCAGTCATCTAATAATAAAATACCACCTTCTTTTGCATCTGCTATCCATTCAGGAGCACAATATGACATTCTATTTTTGCCTGTCATTTTGTATCCTGTTTTAAGATATTCTTGAACTGCAAGTTCATCAACCCAAGTGCCAACTTTTTTAGTTATAGTTGTTGGCATATTTGCTAAATCATTAGATGCAGCAGATCTTTGTGCCGCAGTATAATTTATATCTGCAACTGCTATTTTTGGATTAGATATCTTTTTTTCTTTATACATTTGAAATTGTCTAACAGGAAAACCTACTAAATCACCTAACTCTTCTATTTGTGCAAGATTTAATTTAACAAATTTTAATTTGTTTTCTTCAGCCAATTCTACTATGGTGGAAGTTTTTCCAATACCTGATTCTCCTACAACTTCTATAGATACAGGACTTTTACCATTTTCCTGTAGATATCTGTTGTTTTTAATAATATGATTTACAAAACCTTTTAATTCTGTTACATTTAAATTTACTTGTGCCATTTTTTCTATTAATTTAGTTTTATTACTTGTCCTGGTAATTCATCATTCATATCTGATACGCTGCTTAGCACCCACAAGGTGTTATTTGGACAGTTATCAGGATTATATGCTTCACCATCTGTTAGATATATAAGTGCCGTGTATGACCCTTTTTCATTATAGTGGTCTATAACAGGTTGGAACGATGTTCCACCTCTACCATGTATTTCCCAATCTTTTTTAGGATTGAATTCTTCTACTGTTCTTAAACTAGTATCACATTGTGCAACAGTAATTTTATGACCAGTTTTACTCATGTGAGCTAATTCACTAAAAAATTCATTTAGCTCTTCATTGTTTACTGATCCACTTGTGTCAACACCAACAAGAATATGATTCTTAAACTTGATTTTTAAACCAGGACTACCAGAATAACGTTTGTTATACTTGCGTCTTAATTTTTTAGTGTAAACTATACTAGAATTACCAACAAACCTTTTTAAATAACCTTTCCAATCAAATTTAGCCGGTTCTATGTGAAATAATCTTTCAATTAAATCTTTAAATTCACCAGGTATACTCCCTTGCTTTTTAACCGTTGTTTCAGCAGCATCTTTTAACTGATGCTCTACTTGTTTTTGCAATAATTTTTTATCTGGTTCAGACAAATCATCAAATTCATTCCACGTACTGTGACAATACTCTGATTCACCGTCCATTTTATCCATTAAATTATCTAATGCAGGACATGTTCCATCTTCTTGTGCTTGTTCTAAAAGTTTATAATATTCTTTTGTACCTGCTTTTTTAGGAAGATTTAATTCAGGAAAACTAGATAATAATAATCCTCCTTCTGGTAACTTGCTAATGTCTATGTACTGATTAATCTCCAAATCTGCAGCTATGTTAAACAACTTATGATCAGAATACAAATCTCTCATTATTAAATGACCAAAAGCAATATGTAAAAGCTCATGCTTTATTAATCCAACACGATGTGGTTTACTTAAGTTTTCATAAAACTCAGGGTTTATAGTCAATTGCATACCAATACCGTGCTTACTAACTCCTGCTGTAGGAATTTGATCAGTAAACTTCTTATTAATACCAATTAAAAAAAGCCCATAAAAGGGCTCTGTTAAAATTAATTCTTTAGTTGTTTTAGCAACTAAATCTTGTATGTTATCCATAATATTATACTTTCATTATTTCATATAGTATATCCACATATATTGTTTTGTTACTATTTTTTTTTATATAATTAAATAAATTAATACCTATTAAAATTTTACTATTTTGGTTAATGCCTAATGAACTGCCTGTTAAAAATCTTTTTCTTTCATCTAATGATAAAGACTTAACTAACAAACGATCAATTATTTTTTTATCATTAAATTCTAAGTTATTTAAATTAGAAATTGCAACTGCATAGTCTTCATCAGAACCATTTAATAAGTCTCTTAACCCAAAAAACTGATCAAGTGTTATATTATTCATCTTTTAATATTTCTATCCACACACCTGGTTTTTCTTTATCATATGTATATTGTTCAAATGCTGGTATCATAAATTCAGCATTGTCATCTTCAATCCACCCATACTTAACCATGTCATCTTGCACTGTCTGTGCAGGATTTAAATAATCAAACTTATGGCGGCTACCCCTAATAAATTCAAAAGATATTTTAACCGGAAGTTTATGCTTCTTGAGTTCTTCTTTAAACTCTTCAGTATATTTAGCATAAATATCTTTAGTTGCTTTTCTGTAATTCATAACAGCTTTACTAGCAATAAAATATTTACCCGTCCATCTTCTTCCATTTTTACTAGAAGGTACATTTTCTGGTATCCACCATTTTTTATTTCCCATATTATTATTTTCTAAATTATCCATCCAAGCCCATTCTTTACCGTAGTTCATAATTATTTAGATAAAGTTTGTTTAAGTAATGGTTTTAAGATTGTGTGTACTTCATTCAACCCATAGTTTTTTATAGAATCAGATATATCTTTAGATATAGATAATGCACAACCGTGTAAACCATATAAATCTTTATATTTTTTTATAGCTTCAAAACCTGCATAATCATTATCAAAAAGAGTTATTACTTTTTTGTATTTTTTTTTAAGATGTTCTATAATATGAGGTTTAATCATAGTATTTTCACTGTCTGGTGCTAATACTTCTACATTATAACCCATTCCTTTTAAGCATAAAGCATCTTTTAAAGATGAGCATATAACTAAGTAAGGTTTATTGTATTTAAGTTGATCTATACCCTGCAAATAGGATTTAGCTTTGTAAAACTTATATTTTTTACTAAAGGGTTGATATATTTTATATACTTCACCATTCTTATCAAAGTATCCATAACACCATTTGCTACCACATCTTAAATTTTCTATTTTGTCAGAATTTTCTTTAACTAGAGTATAATACTCAATAGGTTTAACATTAAATTCATCTAATATAGTTTTACCAATTCTAAAAGACAGCCAATATTTCTTGTCTGTTATAGTCCAACTTCTTTCTTTAATATAATTTATTACCCATTTTGATTCAGGTTTAAAGTCTATTTTTTGAACACCATTAGTTTTTACAAACATATTATAATCCTTAACTATTTTTCTACTAGCTTCTGGATATTCTATATTAAACATTGACTTAACTAAATCTACTTTATTACCATTCTTTCCTGTTGAAAAGTCTTTAAACTTATACTGCATAATAGTCTCATTAACATATATACAAAAACTTGGAGTTTTATCATTAGGATTAAATATAGATTTAATTTTAATGTTTTGTCCAGTAAGTTGTTCAGGAAGATTTAAATAATATTGAAATACCCATGTGCTTGGTATATTGCGTTCATCTAGCACTATATTTTTAGTATTAAACATATAAATTAAAGTTATTTAAAAAAAGGCTTAGCATTACACCAAGCCTTTTTTTTAATTAAGATTCTTACAATTCAAAATCATCACCTGTTGCAGAAGCTGGTTCAAAACCTGATGTTGGTAGTACATCTTTTTTAACTAATGCTTTATAGTGAGTCTTATCACTAGGATTATAAGTAATTAATCTAGAATTTTCCACACCCAATGCTTCAATAGGAACACCTGTTTTACTTAATTTTGGTAAATACAAATCATTATTCACATAACCTTCTTTGTTTTCCCATTCACGAGTTCCAAAACACATGTTTAAATATGTTGGTCCTGATAAAACAGCACCGCATTGACTCATAAAATCTTCAATTGTATTTGCTTGAATAGCATCTAATTCTTTTCTTTTATCTAATTGTTCTGATAAAAAAATCATTGCTTTCATTACTTCAGTATCTCTACTAATTTCACTACCGTTAGGTAATATGGCATCTTTATATGGGTATGGTGCAAATCTTATTCTTCCTACTTGACCTTGATAACGTGGTCCATTAGGGTTATTTGCATCTACTAAAAAACCTTGAAATTCTCCATCCATAGGTTGTGATTCTACATGTAACATAATATTAAATGCATCAGCTGCATATGGTGTTACATCAAATGTAATAGAATTAATTTTTACTACATTGTTTCCTGGTCCAATTACTGGTTTCTCTTTGCCGCTTCCCGCAGACATTCCACTTGTGTTTAACATAATTTAATTTATTATTAGTTTATTAATTACTCTTCATATTTTTTCATACAGTCTTTTACATACTGCAGGTTGTTTGGAATGAAGAGATCTTCAAACATACCTTGTGGTGATTTACATGTGTTCTCACCATTGTTTTGAGTTTCAAAACCATAACTAAGTTCACCATCATCATTTTTATTTACCTTTCCAAATAATACTATTGAAAATAAGCCTTCCAAAGTTAAAGTATTGTCTATCATTTTACCAATAGTTTTTGCTTTTACTTTTCTATTTCCATTTAAATCAGTTGTTTCTTCAGAGTGTGTTAAGAAAATTACAGTTAAATCATCTCTTAAATCTTTAGGCAATTTAGCTACCATAGCAAGATTAGATGCAATTTGTGTAAATTTATCATATCCTTTTTCATGTGCTCTATCAAAATATTCAAAAGAACTCATGTATTGCCAATCATCTACTATAATAGTTTTAATATGACCTAGTTTATCATTAACATGCTTCATAGCTTTAACAATACCTTGTGCGGTTGATGTGATTGTTAAATTGCCTTTTGGATTTTCTTTATTTATCTGTTTATATGAGCTTTTCCAACCTTTAAATGGTAAAGGCTTATTTGCTATGTTTATAATAAAAGTTTCATCTGGATTTAAATCTCTAATAGCTGTGGATTTTCCAGTTCCTGAATCCGCTATGACTAATACGCTTTGTGCCATTCTTATTTAATTAATTTAGTTATTACTTTAGTTAGAGTTATTAATGTTTGATTTATTTCTTCTAGTTTATCTATTAAACTTGAAGAAGGTGTTTCATCTGGGTTTGTTAAATTAAACAAACTAGTAGCATTACTTGCCGTTGTAACCAATTGCTCTCTTTGCATTCCTGCTGTAGATAGTTTATTTTTATTTCTATCTGTAATATCACTAATAACTTTTAATTTACTTACAGGTATTAAATGTCTTTGAAACCCTGAATTGCTTGTTATTAATTCATATTCACTTTTCCAATGAGGATTATATTTTATCAAATACAATGTTCTTTTTGAATCTTCAATCTCATAATCTATACTAACAAATTCTGTATAAATATCTTGGTCTTTTTCTAATTCACTAGGAAAAAATGATACATGGAGTTCATCTTTACCGGATGGTCTATAAGCCATCTTAGGTATATATAGTACATTATTTTTACCTTCTGTTTGAAAATAAAATTCATGTTCTTTTTTTAAATTAGCAATTCTTTGCTTTCTTTCTGTTGGTGTTATTGCCATTTTTTAATAATTATTAATTATCTTCTTTGTTGTTGATCTGGTGTTTTCATTTCTTCTATTTGCATTTGTTCAAACTTAGCTTTAAAGAAACTCATTCTAGCATCACCATTTCTAGCTTTTAAGAAATGTAATACTAACGTTCTATCATTTTCTATAATATATCTGTCAGGACCATAGAATTTAATCTTTTGCTTAGCTGGTCTGTTAATACCTATTAACATATCTGCATGCTGAAGCATTGCATCTGAGCCAAATATATCTGACTCAAGTATATAGTTACCATACTTACCATCTATAGCCCTATCCGGGTTATCTATATTCCTATTAAGTTGTGATAATGCTATAAATAAAACTGGATAATCTCTTTTACATTGTGTAAAGAACTCACCTAATTCAAACATCATATCTAATGTATTATTTTGATATGGAGCTCTTTTAACAAGCATTGTATGATCTAAAGTTATCATAGTTTTTTTACCTTTATGTAAGTTCATATACATGTCTATTTGTTCACGCATTTGATTAACAGTTAAAGGTGTACTAACTATATCTACAGGATTTTTTACTCTTTCTTTAGCATATAATAAACACTTGTTTAGTATTTCAGGTTGCAACACACTACCCGCACTACACAATTCTTTATATGTTTTACCTGTCATAGAACTAAACTCTCTAATAGCTGAGGTCCTACCCACCATCTCAAATTGAAATTCTAATACTCTAAAGTCATCATGCGGATTAAGTGCAAATGATTCTCTAATAATTTGATCTTTTATTAATGTTTTACCTGATCCAGGTCTACCACCAATTACAGTAAGAGTATTCCATTCTAAACCATCAGTAGCAGCGTCATTAAATTTTGGCCAAGGTGTATAGATTGATTTCTCTTCACCTTTTGATCTTGCATTCATATATTTTAATGCTTCACTAAATGCAGCATGTTGTCCTACCCACGATTTATCAGTTTTACCCATTGTCTATTATATATATTATGCTTTCTACATTATCAATACTTGCTTCACATGATTTCTTATCAGGAACCCATGTTCCATCTCTTAGCATTTGAAAATCTTCAAGCACAAGGTCTAATTTATTTAATACTTCTGTTACTTCTTTTGCTGTCATACTACTTTTTCTTTAAATGTTTGCTCTTCTGTATCAATACCATCTCTAATCATATCACAGTAATCAGCTAAAGTAGAATGTTTAACTCTATGCTTATCTTGTTTAGATATAAAGTATTGACTAGTCTGCATATACATATACTCTGCATCTCTATATTCATTAACATACATCTTAGTAGCATTCATGACATGTTCCCACTCATATTCATATGTTTCAAAGAACCATCTAAATGATTCTGATAACATTTTTACATTTACTCTAGCAGGTTTACCACTAGGTAATCTTTGATTAGGAAATATTTCTCTAAAAGTGTTTATTTTAGTTGCAAAATCTTTACCCATTAACTGTATATCTGTTTTCTTCTTAGCTTTTATAAAGTAATTATCTAATCTAGACATAATCCCTTTAGCTTTTACAGTCAATTTATATTTACCATCTTCAATTACTAAAAATCCATTAGATACTAATACGTCTTTATCTAATTTAGTATTAGCTGTTGATGATACGCCTTGCTTCATCCCAAATAGTATTAGGCACTGATTTGGAGACATCTTTTCTTTTAAAATCTTCTGAAATAGTTCCCACATATTTATCTATTTTTTTTTGTATTGTGTTTAACACTTTTATAAACTCCATATCATTATTTTCTATACAATTTTTGACAAGTTTGCAAGAATGAATTATAGTTGCATGATTTCTATTAACAGCTTTACCAATTGCTGTATAAGAATAACCGTCAGTATGAGCTAAAAAACTCATTGCTTGAATATATTTTACAAAATCACGCTCTCTTGATTTAGTTTTATATGTGTAATTTTTATATTTTGGATAATCTTCCGCAATACATTGTTTAGTTATATGTGTAAATTTTTTTAGAGTAAGTGTATGACCTTCTTTAAGTGAAGATATAATGTACAATTCTATACCATGCTTATCTTCAAAATCTAATTGAAACTTTTTAATTTCATTTCTTTGTTGTTGCTTAATATCTTGATTATCAATCATTTATTTAGATTTAGAGGGATACAAATATACCCATTATTACCAGTTTATACAAGACTTTTTTTGTTTTTTTAGTTCTTTATTAATCCTTTCAAATATTTTATCTGATAGCCAATTACCTCCTTTATATTGTGCTGCAGCAGGGTGAACACATTTTAATATTTTTTGTCCAGGTAATAATAATTGCCAGCTTTCTGCTTTCCTACCCATTAATACAAACACAATATCTTTATTTAATTTATTTATTTCAGTAAATATATGTTGAGTAAAAGGTTTCCATAAACTTTGGTGTGATCCTAATTTATCTATTTCAGTAGTAAGGGCTGTGTTAAGTAAAAGTACACCTTGATGAGCCCAACGTCTTAAATCACATTCTTCTTCAGTATAGTAAACTCTCCCTGTAACTGTCCAATCACCAATTGTTTCTTTAAGCATAAGTTTAAGATAATTTTCAGCCACATATAATCCTGAACAACTAAATGCTAATCCATCTGCAACCATATGTCCTGGATAAGGATCTTGACCTACTATAACAACTTTTAAATTATTCAAATCTGTTTCAGTAAAAGCATTAAATATATTTTTATATTTTGGTGTAAATCTTTTACCATGTTGAACTGATTCAATTAATCTATCAGATATCTTTTCATAATGCTTGCTATCTATGAATGGATTAAGAATCTTGCCCCACCCATTTTCTTCAAATTG